ACGAGGTTGTTATTCCCCATCTTGACAAATACCGTCTTCAGCGGATGGCGGCGAAAGCTTCGGCAAGCCATCACAATATTGCCTCTGAGACCCTGACGAGCAGCAACATCATCAAGACCATCATCGACGCCAATGCGGTTATGAGTGAGCATCTTGTCCCGGAGGGCGGCAGGCTCCTTTATATTTCCAATAAGCGGGCGAGCGATCTTCTGCTTGCCCAGCAGGTCGTTGGTGCTGGCCCTGTCAACAAGGGCAGCCTTGGTGAAAAGGCGATCGTGAACGGGGTGCTTGGCGAAGTTGATGGCTGCCAGATCAAAAGGGTCCCGTCCAGCTATCTCCCGGCGAATGTGGAGTTTATGATCGTAAAGAAGAACGTGGCTCTCGCCCCGATGCAGCTGAGAGAGTACGAGATTCACGACGGCTCTTTCATCCTGAGCGGCAAAGTCGCGACGGGTCTTGTGCAGCATGACTGCTTTATCCCCGAAGAGCGCGAGCAGTGCATTTTCGTCGTAACGAAGAGCGGCAGCGGCTCTATCACGATTGTCGGCACTGGCGTCCTGACCGTCACCAGCGGCACGGCGACTATCACCAGCGGAGCTACTTCTATTGCGAAGTCCGGTGGTGCCAAGAATGTTACAGTGTCTACTGTATCCAGCGGCGTTCTTACCGCGGACGTTACCGCAGTTGATGTGTCTGACGATACGATTATCAAAGCGGTTTATGATCCGTACAGCGGCCTGATCACGATCACTCCGCTCAAGGCAGGAACAGCTAATCTTGTTGTTACTGCAAACGGCAAGGTTGGCTACGACTCTCCGGCGCCGGTTACTGTTGCAGTCACAGTAACTTAATTCAACAAAGCCCTCGGGAAACCGGGGGCTTTTCCCCTATAAGGAGGAAAACAAAGATAATGATTGAGATAACAGCCAATACGCGAAGAGCGATTGTTACAAATAAAGAGCTACTCACGGCAGGCTCAGCAGGTATTCAGGTACAGTTCACACTGTCTGAGGATTGGGCGGGGCTTGCCAAAGTAGCGGTGTTCAGGCAGGGAGACGACGGGGAGAAAGTCGACTGTGTGCTGGATTCCGGGATGACCTGTGTTGTACCGCCTGAAGTTCTGACCATAGATGACGAAGTGGTGTTCTGCGGCATTTATGGCAGCAACGGTCAGGGGACTATTATCATCCCGACGATCTGGGCCTCCCTTGGGGTTGTAAGACCCGGCACTGAACCGAACACCCCGGCTACCGCAGAGCCAACGCCTGAAATCTGGGCACAGATTCTCAACGTAGCACAAGACGCGGAAGCAACAGCAGATGAAGCTATGAGCTTAGTTGAGGCAGGTCTGAGTGATCTGTCTGCATTTGAAGCAGCGATTGAAACTGCGGAGGCGAGCCGAGTTTTGGCAGAACAAGGCAGGGTTTCCGCAGAAAGTCAGCGAGTCACGGCAGAAAACAACCGTGTTTCAGCCGAAAATGCCAGAGTTGCTGAAGAAAATGAGAGGAATACTGCTGAATTAGCAAGAGCGAACGCTGAACAAAACAGGGCCACCGCCGAGAACGCAAGAGCCGCCGCAGAAGCGTCTCGCGTCTCTGCTGAGCAGTCGAGAGTTGCCGCCGAACAGTACCGTGAAGAAAAATACGCTGAGTACGTTGAGACCGTGAGCGAGTACGCAGAAGATGCGAGTGGTTCAGCGACCCTGGCTGCCAACTATGCCAGAGAAGCAAACACCAAAGCAACAGCAGCAGGGACCTTTGCATCACAGGCGAACGAATCTGCCTTGGCTGCCAACATCAGAGCGAACCGGGCAGCAGCCAGCGCAACGGAAGCAGCACAGTCGGCAACGACGGCAAGCACAGCGGCTACATCCGCATCAGCCAGCGAGGCGAATGCAGCCGACTCCGCAACGGCAGCGGCAGGCAGTGCAAGTGCAGCAGCGACCTCGGCGCAGGACGCCAGCGCATCGGCAACTGCGGCAGATCAGGCGAAAACCGCAGCACAGGCTGCACAGGGTGCTGCTGAAGATGCGCAGGATGCAGCGGAAACAGCAGCGGCAAGTGTGTCTGCAAGTGCCGCTCAGATCACCCAGAACACGAGTGACATTAGTGCCTTAACTCGCCAAATAAGTGACAACGTAACAGGCCTCGACACCAAAGCTCCTGTCATACTTGAGACGGCCTCCGGCGCAATCGCCAGCTTTGACGATGGCGCAGACTCGATGCCCATCAAGAAGCTGGTGGCGAACATCGAGCCTCAGCAAGACCTGCACGGGTATGACAATCCGTGGCCTGCGGGGGGTGGAGTGAATATCCTTGACCCGTCTCTGGTGAAGGATCAGGCCGCATGGAATCTCATAACGCTTGATGTCGAGCCAAACACGCAGTACACCGCCATATCAGATACTGCATGGGAATCAACATTACTCGTGTATTTTAGAAATACGAAAGGAAGTGGCGGCGGTGATGCAACCAAAGTAGCGTCAACGCACCCTGTCACGCTTACTTCGACAGCTGACGGGAAAATATACATTTCTCAAAGAAACCCCGCAACTACAGAATCGTTTGCGAATCATATCGTTCAGGTCGAAAAGGGGGACACGGCAACGACCCCTGTGCGTCCCTACTCTAACCTCTGCCCGATCAGCGGTCACACAGGGATGACGGTGGCGAGAACAGGCGTGAACGTGTGGGATGAAGAGTGGGAACCTGGCGATATAAACGTTACAACCAATGGGCAAAATCACAACTCATCGGCAAGAATCAGAAGCAAGAACTATGTGCCAGTTTCTCCAAATACAGAATACTATTTTGTTACTCCCGATAGGGCTTCAACAGTTGTTGCATTTTATGGAAGCGACAAAAGTTATCCGTACAACACAGTTAATGTTGGTTGGTTGAGCGGCCTTCCATTATCTAAGAAATTCACAACTCCTGATTGGTGCTATTATGTGAGGTTTTATTATTCGGTAACTACCTACGGAAATAATGTTTCCATCAACTACCCCGCAACAGACACCGAGTACCATCCCTACACCGGCTCCCAAATCTCCGTCACATTCCCCAGCGAGGCTGGCACAGTATACGGAGGCACCCTCACGCTCAACCCGGATCGGACGGGGACGCTGGTGGTGGATAAGGTGAGCCGTATCTTGAATGGGGCTGACGGGAGTACATATCGAAATAACGGGCATACGGACATAACAACACGGGCGTATGTTGAGATTCCAGATAAGGCCTTCGGAATTTCAAATATGATTTCTTCACTGTTCAAGCAAGCAAGCTCAACGGAAGCAGTATATGCGATGAACGGAAGAGCGTCAGCTAATGGGGTGGAATTCTATCTTCCAGCAGATGTTCCAAACACAGCGGCTGGAGTAATTGCTTGGTTTACGGAGAATCCTAATCAGTTGGTCTACGAACTCGCCACGCCAATCTCATACCAGCTCACCGAATCCGAAATCAGCACTATCCTGACCACCCTTCACGGTACCAACAACATCTGGGCAAGCACCGGAGACGTTGAAGTCACCTACCCAGCAGACACGAAGCTCTATATCGACAACAAGATCACTCAGGCAATTGCCGCCGCACTTAACGCTTAAGGAGGTTAAACACCATGAAAGAATTTTTTGAACAGGTCATCAAAACCGGGCAGTTTGTCCTTGCAGAGATGGAAGACCGCATTGACAAGGCTTTTGTCATGGGCAAGATCAGCGCAGAGGACACCGTGGAGCTGAAGGAGCTGGCGGCAGAATACGCCAAGGACGAGAAGCAGATCGATGTGGCGGCGATCCTTGCTGATCTGGAAAAGCGTCTGGAAGTGCTTGAATCCGCCGGGATCAGAGTCTGGGTCAACGGCATGACCACGGCAAAAGGCCAGACTGTCCTGTACGCCATTCTCAAGCCGGAAGACACCACGCTCAGATATTGCCGGTACGATGGCGGCAGAGCATCAACGGCACTGTCTCCCGGCAAGATTGACGGTTGGGTGGTGCTTGCTTCTGCCGGCGGCGAGGTGACTCACCGGGTGGAGCATGATGAGCAGGGCAAGATTATCCTTGTGCCGGTGAATGAGTCAGAGACTGAGTGATGGAAATTCATGCGCTCCAAGCGACAGACCGCTTGAATACTGCACTGCGGTTATCAAGGGGGATACTAAGTTGGAGCGCGGAATGACCAAATCGCAACGTCACTTATCGGCCTATTTAAATCACTAACGGCTATCTCGTGATTTCGCCATGATTTTCACGAGATAGTCACGAGATCGGAAAACAGGCTGCCGTAGCTCAGTAGGCCAGAGCCATAGGGTCGGAGGTTCGAGCCCTCCCGGCAGTCTGGATTTAAAAAAACAGGAGGGATGCCGATATGCTTTTAGTAAAGATCATGATTTACATTGCCGCAGTATCGGCAGTAATCATTTTTTTCATGGGAGCAAGTGGAGGTGATTCACCTTGATTACCAGAGAAGAGCTTGAAGAGTTTATTGAGGGATGCATATGAGTTACCATCAAACAATTTATAACCTGTTGCGCAGTTACGGCATTTCGGAAGCCGGTGCTTTGGGGATGCTTGGCAACTGGGAGTGCGAAAGCGGCTGCGAACCGTATCGTGTGCAGGGAGACTATCAGGCAAGCCGAGCAATCAGCAAGGCGTATGTCAATGCCATTGAGAACGGCACACAAGACCGTGAGCGATTCGCAACGGATCAGAAGGGCTTTGGCCTCGCTCAGTGGACTTATCCACAAAGGAAACGGAATCTGTGGGTCAAGGCAAAGACAAGTGGACAGCGGATTGATTCTGTTGAACTTCAGGTTGAATTCGCAATCTGGGAACTTGGTCAGGCTGAATGGTGTCAGGGGTTCACATTGCTTCCGTATCTTAAGACAGCAGAAGCAATCGAGGAAGCTACAGACCTGATTTGCAGAAAATATGAATGTCCAGCGGTCAACAATGTGCAAGCGCGTTATGAGGCGGCACTGAGGATCAGGCGCGAAATTGATCTGAGCGGAACAGTTTCCAATTCGGAAACAGTTGATGAAGACCATGAAGACCATATTGTTGACGTCACCAAAAAGGTCGAGACTTGGCCTCCTCGCACGGTTGACGAGCATTGCACCGGCTGGGCTGAGGTATGGCTGTTGCAGAGTCTGTTGAAATGCCATAATTACAACGTGCTTGTGGATGGCATCTGGGGAAGTGCCCTCACCGATAAGGTCAAGCAGTTTCAGCGGGAGCATCAGCTTGACGCAGACGGAGCGGTCGGGCCTATGAGCTGGGCCAAACTTATGGAGAGGTGATACCAATGCAGAATCTGACACCGGCGCAGGCAACCGTTATTGCCTCGATCATCTCAGGGCTTGTGGCTGTCATCGTCTGCCTGGTCAATAATCGGGCTGTGGCAAGCAAGCAGAAGATTACAGAAGCACAGAGGGACGCAAGGCTTGAGATGTGGATGAAGACCGTTGACCGGAAGCTTGACACACACAACGGCTACGCAGAACGATTCGGAGAGATCAGTACAGACATCGCGGAGATCAAGACCGCAATCCAATTTCTGAAGGAGAAATAACATGGACAAGAAAGTATTCATCGTCGTGACGAAAGAAGCTGCCTACAACATGGTGGCGGAATCCATCGAAGAGGTCAAAAAGGAATTTGACGGCGTGTGCAAAATCTTTCAGGAGGCAGAATAATGGCTATCGACTGGAAACGGAAACTCACGAGCAGAAAATTTTGGCTGGCTGTGATCGGCCTGGTCAGCGGCCTGCTGATGGCATTTAAGATTGACGGGGAGACGGTCGAGACCATCTCAGGTGTCATCATGTCCGCAGCTTCCGTCATCGCATACATCATCGGAGAGGGGATGGCGGACGCAGCGGCTGTGTCTGCGGAAACCCAGGAGGAGTAAGGCATGAGCTATGTCGGAAAGGTGGAAGCCGGAGGCGAACTCAGTCTGATCGGTGCGACTCTGTTCGGCGTGTGCAGCACGAACGCGACGACAGCGGCGAAGACTGTCAACATCACAGGATTGGACACAGTATTCACAGGCCTGACTGTGCATGTGCAGTTCACCAACAGCAACCGAGCGGAGAACCCGACCTTCCAGATTCAGGGTTCCGGGGTTGAAGCGAAACCAATTTATCTGCACGGGAACATTCGGCCGGGTGTGGAGGATGAGACATCCTGGTTTCCGGGCGCAGTTCTTGACCTCACCTATGACGGGGTAGGCTGGCAGGTGACAGGCTGGCTTAACACGGATACGAACACGACGTACACAGACGCGACGCCGGGAACAAGCGGCCTGATGCCGGGAGCGGACAAGACAAGGTTTGACGCAACAGGCGTGATAACCTACGCTAACAAACAGATCGCGCGTGATGACTGGGTTACGGAAGCAACGCCAACCTATGCCGGATACAGCTACAAGGCCGTGCTGGCACTGGAACTGGCGACGGCGGATCATGTGCCGACTGTTGTGTTTACGCCGGAGCAGATTCGGAGCTATGGCCCGGCCCCGGTTGTGGAGAGCGGAGCGGGAACCGTCACGATCTATGTTGAGAGCAAGCCTGCGGCGGCGATTACGATTCCCGTTATCCAGCTGGTGAAGGGGGTAACGGGAACATGATTGGAAGGACGAACGCAGGAGGTGGGCGATGCGTCGCGCTTGTGCGAGTATTGTACCCTGCCGAAACCGCCTGCACCATTACGAACGGAAGCATTACCTACAGCGCGGACGCGAGCGGAGACTTTCTGTTTGTGATTCCGTCGGCTGGGAACTGGACCGTCAGCGGTGTCGACAGCAAAGGGACAGCGAAGACAATCCAACTTACCATCGCCAGAGGCGATGCGAAAACGGTCACGCTTGACACTCTGATCCCGCCCGCATATCGCAGCACCTACCGGGAAGTAGAGTATATCCAGATGATCGACAACAGCTCATCGTACCTGAACGGTAACATCCCAACCGGTGTCGTGCTTGGCCCAGGAGCATGGGACATTGAGATGGATAGCCTGTGGGTCAAGAACCCAACGAACAACTCGTGGACGGCGCTTACGTCCTCTTCCAGCAGACTTTCTTTAGGCTCTGTTGGGGACGGCAGGATTAAGCTGTCTAGCAACAACGAGTATCTTTCCAGTAAAACGCTCGTAACGGAAGTCGATCGGACCTATAAAATCCATTGGTCAAGCGGAGATGAAGAGAAGAAAGTAAGACTGGTGGTGGATGACGAGGAGCTCATTTCCTCAACAACCGCACAGACGCTTCTCTGGAACTGGCAGCTGTATATTGGCGTGGACCCGGACCTTAGCGCTACAACCGGATGGCCGGGCAAATACAGAGCAGTCAAGGTCACGAAGGATGGCATTTTGCTGCACCACTTTATCCCTGCCAAGCGAATTTCAGACGGGATGCCTGGGCATTTCGATCTGCTGACCAACGAGTTCAAGCAGGGCTATCAGGGCACGGACGGAACACTGGCAAAGGTGCTTGAGGTCATGTCCTGCGGCCCTGAGATCGGAACGTGAGGTGACACATGGCATATCAGACGACAGGAACCATCACAGGGATGGACGTATTCCAGGCGGCGATCACGATTATGGACGAGCTGTCTGATGAGGGGAAGTACAAGTACGAGGATACGGACGAATACCGCAATAGAACCCTTGCGATCCTGAACATCCTTCAAAACGAGCTGTATCCCTTCAGCGATACTTACAGTCTCAACCAGGAGTGGGGCAGCAAGCGCAGGCCGGTGGCAAGCAGACTGGAAGACCTGTACAGTGAGATCGACCTTGACGACTACTGCGCAGGGACGGTGATGCCCTACGGGCTCGCAGCACACCTGCTTCTGAACGAGGACCCGGCGACGGCGAACTACTGCCAGCAGCGGTACGATGAACTCAAGGCTACGCTCCTGCGCGGGATGCCTGGTGAGAGCGAAGACATTGAAGACGTCTACGGGCCGAAGGGCGGCATCTATCCTTACAACGAGTTTTCGAGGTGGGTTTGATGGCAACGAAGAAGATCACACCGGAAACCCTGAAAAAAAAAGTAGACGAATATTTTGATGAGTGTGGGAGCGCTGTGTTCCCTGACTATGCTGGGATGCTCCTCAGCCTCGGTCTCTTTGAGGACGAGGTTGCGGAGCTTTGTGACGGAGACAGCGAAGCAGCGGTAAAGTACCGCAGAGTCTTTGACTACGCCAAGCTCAAGAGAAAGAGCTGGGCAGTTCGGGAGGCAGCCAATGACAGCAAGAAGGGCGCGACTCTGTTCAACCTCCTGAAGCAGGAAGAGAACGGCGGTTATACGTCTGCTTCCGCTCCGAACAAGGGCAGCACACTCAGGGTTATCTGGGACAGCGCAGGCGGAGCGGACGCCTTCAAGTAGGTGAGGACATGGCAAACATTTCAGGAGCAAACAACGAAAAGATTTTCAGCATCAAGAAGTGGGGCGGGCTAAATGAGTCCCCGGACGGCGATACCAGACTGAAGCTCGGCGAAGCCTCGAAGATGACTAACTGGAAGATCACCAGAGACGGGAACCTGAAACGCAGGCCAGGGACGGACTTCGTGGCAGGGCTCTGCAACGAGTATGAGCTTTCCTACGCAGACCGGCAGACGGAACTGACGGAAGTAGAGGAGACCGACTCGGCGATTGTGTATCAGAATGCGTCTCCGGACTTCAAGCCAGGGGCTGTAGTTCTGTCCGGAACCGGGAGCGGAGCAGTCGGCGGCGTACTGGTAACGGAAGTCGCGACGATTGCAAACGGCACGCTGAGCTTCCCGGCAGACTCCGGAGCCGCGATTGAAGACGGTACGCTTACGATTTCCAGCGCACCGAGCAGCATGACGATCAGCGAACTCAGGGAGGCACTGGCAGCACTGGAAGATGGGACGTACCTGTATATCTGGTACGATGAGCTCCCGTATGCGCTCAACGCCAACTCGCTGTACACAACGAACGGA